ATGTATATAACAAAGGAATTTTCTTCTATTGCAGAAATAAAGAATATACGCGAACAAAAGTCAAGGCTATCTGAAAGAGAGGCTGAATTAGTAAGTCCAATACTGACTAATCTTGAGTCTATTCCCTATATATACGAGTTGTTTAAAAATATAGTACGCACTATGAATATTCCGCCTCGTGAAAAAATAATTCAGAGAAAGGAATTTTTGTTTATCATACTTTTTTTGTTTGTCCCAAGTGTATTAGCGGGTGGGCGTATACCTAATGGGGTTAGGAAATCTCTTGAACATGTATTTCCAAAGGTAAAGCCTTGTACTATATCAAACAACATTGCTGATGTCTTTTTTTTGTATCAGCAATACAAATACTTCAGAAGCGACATTAATATTATTTATAAAGAAATGCTTAAACGATTGGAAGAGGGCGATACTCTAGATGAATTAAAGCGCCTTACATTCAAATAACAAACCTTTTTCAGATTGTTTGTTATCGGCAAGACATTTGCTTTTCTCATTTTACGCAATGGTCTATCTTTGAAAATATATAAAGAAGAATAATAGGATGAGACTTTCAATTAAGCAAGAAAATTTTTGTAATTATTACCTCGAAAGCGGCAATGCTTCCGATGCTTATCGTCGTGCTTATTCATGCAAAGGGAAATCAGATAATGCGATTTGGGTAGAGGCGTCCAGATTAGCTAATAACCCTAAGGTTGCCCTAAGGATAAGTGAGTTGAGTTCTGAAACGCGGCGCCGGTCAGATATTACAAAAGATGAAGCGGTAGGAATTTTGGCAGATATTGCAAGGGCGAATATTGTAGACGCCCTTGAAATCAAGTCTAATGAGATGTTTACTACCATAGTGGTAAAGGATGTATCCGCCTTGCCTATTGGCATTCAAAGAGCTATTCTTTCCGTAAAGAGTACAGATAAAGGTTATGAACTGAAATTGTATAATAAGATTGATGCAATAGAGAAATTGGCAAAATTGCTGGGTTGGGATGCAACTGAACAGAAAGATGTTGTAAAGGAAGATAAAAATGATTCTATAACAATTCAGATAATAGACAAAAGGGGGGACGTTGTAGATGCTGATACAAACGACTAAAATATATGCTACGGTTGATAGTGCGATAAAATCAGGATACAAGGTTGTATCTGCACAAGGAAGCTCAAGAAGCTCAAAAACGTATAATATATTGATATATCTTTTAGCATATATACTCCAACATCCTAAAACCTCTCTTTCTGTTGTGCGCAAGACGCTACCGTCGTTAAAGGGGTCTGTATTTCGGGATTTTAAGGAGATAATGCAAGACAAATTCCGAATGTGGGATAATCGCTGCATGAATAAATCTGATATGGTATACACGTTTCCTAATGGTTCGTTCTGTGAATTTTTCTCAACTGACGATGAGCAAAAGATACGAGGAAGAAAACGTAATATTCTGTATTGTAACGAAGGCAATGAAATATCTTTCCTCGAATGGCAACAACTGGTGATGCGTACTACTGATTTTTCAGTTATAGATTATAATCCATCTTTTTCAGATGAGCATTGGTTATGTGATTTGAATAAAGATTCGCGGACTTTTCATTTTATCTCTACTTATAAGGACAATCCTTTTTTGGAGCAAACTATTATAGACGAGATAGAGTCTCTCCAGCATAAGAATAAAGTGCTATGGACTGTGTATGGTTTGGGATTGCAAGCTATGGCAGAAGGACTTGTATTCCCGGATTTTGAAATAGTGGATGAATTTCCTACTTACGCTAAACATGTTGGGGCTGGATTGGATTTTGGATATAGCGCTGACCCTACAGCGGTGGTAAGATGTGGTATAGTAGACGATTGCATGTATCTTGATGAATTGTGTTATCAAACCCACATGTTAACAAGTGAAATAATAGATGTGTTGAAGCCTTTAGGATTATTTGTATATGCAGATAGTGCAGATCCGAGACTTATTCAAGAGATTTCTAATGCAGGTATTGTGATTTATCCAGCGGATAAGTACAAAGGTTCAGTCATGGGCGGTCTGTTTAAGATGATGGAATATAGGCTTTGCGTGACTAAGCGTTCTGTTAATCTCATTAAGGAACTGAAAAATTATGTATATGAACAAAACAAGGATGGCAAGTTTATAAACGCACCTATTGATGCTTATAACCATTTGATTGACGCTGCCCGTTACTGGACAATTGGCAAGATAATGGGAAAGATTTTACTTTCTAAGCAATATGATAAAGATGATTTAGGACTATACTAAAATTGATGATATGAATTTTATAGAAGCAATATTCAATGTTATCCGTAACAAGACCCTAAACGCTGTAGGGGTTGAACGAGATTTGATGAAACTTATTCAAAATAAAGATATTTCCCGTGTACAATCTGTTATGCAAAATCGTGATACGTACGTATCTGATGCCATAAAGGAATATACTCCAGAACTTCATGATGTAATGAAGCGTCCCGATAAGCCGAGAAAGAACAGACAGCCCTATAAAGTTGAAAAACTTCCCCGGCGCAGACAAGTGTACATAAATGAGGTGGAGTTGTTCTTTTTGTTGGGAAATCCTATATCATGGAAGCCTTCTTTGGACATGGAGGGTAAGGATGAAGCTTTTGATGCTTATATGCAGTTTTTAAAAGATACAAGGTTTAATACTACCATGCGGCAAGCTAAAAGATTGGCGGGGGCTGAAACCGAAAGTGCTAAAGTGTATCATATTTATAATGATGGTGGAAAGCCCGCCGTAAAGGTGCTCGTTATATCCAAATCAAAAGGATATACCCTGAGACCTTTGTTTGACCAATATGAAAACATGATAGCTTTTGGTTATGGTTACTTCTTGAAAGAGGGAGATAGGACAATAGAACATTTTGATATACAAACTCCAAATTTTATATTTCGATGTAAGCGGGCTAATATCGGATGGAATGTGACTCCAGTTGAAAACCCTACCGGGAAAATCAATGTGATTTATTATCGCCAAGATAAATCCTGGGCGGGCACTGAAAGAAGATGCGACCGGGAGGAAATGATTGATTCTAAAGCTGCTGATACAAATAATTATTTTGCAGACCCTAAGATAAAGGCTACTACAGATGTTATTAAATCTTTGGCTGATCCTGATACTGTAGGTCAGGTTATACAACTGACAAATAAAGATAATAGCCTGATTGATTATATGACTCCACCAGAATATTCTTCCATGAAAGAGAGCGAAAAGGCGGATTTGAATTCTTCGATTCTTTTCGATTCGTTTACTCCTGATTTTTCTTTTGAAAACATGAAAGGGCTTGGCACTTTATCCGGAGAGGCATTGAAACGGGCTATGATATTGGGCTTCATTAAGAGGGATAATTTAAAGGAAATATATGATATATTGGTTGATAGAGAAAAAAATCTTATTCTTGCCATTATGAAAAATGTTACCCATATCCAACTTAGAGAAAAATTAGAAAAATTGAATATAGAACATGAATTTTCTGAGCCGTTTAATGAGGATGTTCAAGGGAAGTGGGCAGCAGTAGGGAAGGCTTATCAGGATGGAATTATTTCACTTGAGCAAGCAGTTAATATGCTTGCGGTTGCAGATAATCGCCAGGAAGAAATACAACGAATATTAAATGAGCGTCAAGCTGTGAATAACCAGAAAGGGGAATAATATTCCCTTTTTTCGTATAATAACAAACCTTTTATCAATTGTTTGTTCTATATATTTGATTTTTTAGGCAAAAAGCAGGTATGGCGATACCTTTACAAGAAAATATCGGTTATGAATATAAAAGTAGATGCTTCCGGTTTAGATGAATTTATAGAAGAAATAGAGAACGAAGTCTCTACTGCTATGATTAATGCTGCTCATAGCGCTGTTGATACTCAAAAGACTTCTAATATAAGTAATAAAAAAACATATCAAAATCATACATGGAACTTGCGGAATGCTCCGGGAGCTGTCGTCTTTCGGAATGGGAAGATTGTCGATATGTATATACCGGCTGACGGTGCCCATGGAGAAGCTAAAGAGCAGACGGAAAGTATGTTGATTTACGGCAATCATCCCCAAGACGGTGTAGTATTTGCTGATGGGATGCATTATGCGAGCTTCGTAAGCGCAAAAGGTTTTGATGTTGACGATAGTGCACGAATTAAACTATCAGAAGAATTAAGTAAAGTGTTCATGAAAAAATAATTGGTTATGGCTGGGTTAAAATTTAGCGCAGATATTGAATTAGATAAGATTGTTAAGTTGCGCACAGAAATAAAGGGGCTTAAGGCTGATATGATGGCTTTGGCAGGTAAGCCAAATAGTGGAAATACCATGAAGAGTCTCGAAAGGCAGTTAGACAAGGCTACGAAAGAACTTGATAAGTACATGAAGAAGTACGCATTGATGAAGAAAGCCTATGAGGAAGTTTTGAAATCTGACAATACCGTTAAGGCAGTGCATGAAGAAACTCAGGCCTTACAATCCACAAATAAATGGATTGTCGCAAATACGCAAGCTGTAAAAGAAGCTGATGCTGAAATAAAAAAATTGAAGTCTGACTTTGCAGCTCTCAATGATACAGAAAAGGTGGGCGACAAAGGATATAACATATTGCGTCAAGTAGAACAACAAGTAGCCGTACGGAAGAGGGAAGAAGAAGCAGTTCGGGCAAATATAAAAGCCCAAAAAGAACAAATCATACAGAATAACTCAGAAGAAGGAAGTATAACTCAATTGCGTAAGCAGTTGTCACTTATGCTTAATCTCTATGATAATATGGGGAGAATAAAGCGTTCCGGCAATTCGGGCAAAGAACTTCTTGCTCAAATTAGAGTTATTCAAACTGAATTAAACGAGGCTGAACAAGCATCCGGTCGTTTTCAAAGAAATGTCGGCAACTATTCTTCTGCATTTAATGGACTTGGTATGTCAATCCAGCAGATAGCAAGAGAACTTCCTGCCGCAACGATGGGCGTCAATATGTTCTTCTTGGCAATCAGTAACAATCTTCCGATTTTCTTTGATGAAGTCCAAAAGGCAAGAAAAGAATACGCCGCATATATCGAAGAGCTAAAAAAAGGCAATACAGAAATCCAGAAAGTTACTCCCGTTTGGAAACAGATAATTTCCGGTGTGTTTTCATTGAATACCGCTTTGGTTGTAGGTATAACTTTGCTCACTGCTTATGGGAAAGAGATATTCAATTATCTTGATGGATTGATTAATACTAAAAAAGTTACAAATGATTTGTCCGATGCTACCAAAGTTTTTAATGAGATGGTAAATAAAGGTACAAAGGATGCACAGCAAGATATTACACGGCTTAATTTATTGTATAAAGCAGCCACAGATGTTGCAAGGGGACAAGATGAACGCAATAAAGCTGTTGCAGCGTTACAAAAGGCATATCCGGATTATTTCAAGAATTTAGATGCAGAGGCTATAAAAAATGGAACAGCGCAACAAAGTTATGAAAATTTAGCTGCTTCTATTTTAAGAGCTGCACAAGCAAGGGCAGTAGAAAACCGAATTGCAGAAAACAGGAATAAGGCTATTGACCTTGAAGAGCAAATAGATAAAGCATACGAAGGATATGAAGAAGCACAGAAAAAACTAAAGGAATTAATAGCAGAGCGGGATAAAATAGACCGAGAGGCAATGCCGGATTTATATTCTGCCGCTCAAATAAACATCGGTGCTCAATTAGGGAAAATACATAGTATGGAGAATGACGCGGCTAAATTGAGGACAGAATTGTATCAACTAAACAAGCAAAGTCAAGAACTTGCTAATAGTATTTCCGCTATTGATTTGACATTTAATAAAGGGGATGATAGTGACAAAGGCGCTGGTAGTAGAAATATCAACGCATTAACGTCCCAACAAGATAAGATATTAGGACTTGAAAGCAAGTACGCATTGGAGCGTAGGCGGAAAGCTGAGGATTTGGAGTATCAGATTGCGCAGGCTCGTATTAGCGCCATGGCTGATGGTTATCAAAAGGTCAAGGCACAGCGTGATTTGGATAACAAGAAAGAAATCCAAAACTTGCAACGGCAGAAAGAAGATGCTATTCGTGCGGAAATAGATGCTCAAAAAAAGGTTTTTGATGAGCTGGAGAAATTGAAAGCTAAACAGAACAAAGGATATAAAACAAAAACCTTTGACGCTTCCGCAGTAGATACTTCTAATATCAGCTCTGCTTTTGATTCTATCATCGGATATGTAAGTAGCAGGCAAAAGGACGATTTAATGCGAGAGCAGGAAAGCGCATGGAATGAATATCTCATAAAATATGGTGATTATCAAAAGAAAAAAGAAGCTATAACCAAAGAATATGCAGCAAAAATAGATAGTTCTCTAACGAAAGGAGAAAGAGAGTCTTTGAAAAAAGATCTTGAAGCTCAATTGAGAGAACTAGATTTTTCCGAATTTAAAAAATCAATTGATTTTGCTGATGTGTTTGGGGATTTAGATATGCAGACAACTGATGCTTTAAAATCTCTCCGTGATAAACTAAAAGATTACATTAATGCTGCTGCAAAGGATTTGCGACCAGAAGATTTAAAGGAACTACAAGATGCCTTGAAAAATATTGACTTTAAAATAGCTAAGCGTTCTCCTTTTAAAGAGCTTTATTCCGGTTTGTCTGAATACAATACAGCGCAAAATGCTGTTAAAAAAGCCCAAAACGAGTTGAACTTAGTTATGTCTGGAGGAGAAGTGATAACAGGAGTGTACCAAGATGAAACCGGTAAACTTGTAAAAAAATTACTTTCACAAGAAGAAGCAGAAAAAAAACTCTCTAAAGCTCAATCTGATAGGCAAGGTGTTCTAGCTAAATTAACAAAGGCTGCAAATGCAATAGGCTCTCAAGGTATGGAAATTGTCAATGCTGGAAACCAAATAGTGGACATGCTTGGGAATTTTGGTGTTGCAGTACCTGAAGCTGTAGCTGAAACATTGAACGGCATTGGGCAGACTATGAATGCTCTTGAAAGTATTGATTTAACCAAGCCGTTCTCCGCCATAACTGGAAGTGTTGGAGTCTTAACCGGAATTGGGAATACAATAGCTGGATTGTTAGGATTCGGTGGCGCTGACTACTCCGGCTATGAAAAGATAAAAGCTCAATATGAAAATCTCATATCTATTTGGGATGAGCTTATAACCAAGAAGATGGATTATATTGACATCGACTATGGAACGGAGGCGATAAAAGCGGCAGAAGAAGCCGAACAGCTTGTAAATATCCAGATAAGCAGGCAAAGGCAACTAATCAAGCAGCTTGCATCCAGCGGGGCAAGTGTCGGTTCCCACTCATTGGGATACCGTATAAATGACAGATTGTCCAAAGAGGACTATCAACGAATTTCAGGTTTAGTCGGGCAAAAGATTACAGCGGAATATCAGTTGTGGGATTTGTCTTCCGAACAGATAGAAAAGATACTTTCCGATGAAAAACTGGTTTCTGTACTTGATACCGTCAACAAGGATTTTGTTACTTATTTGCAGAATATTGTAGATTATGGAGAACAACTTACCGAGATTGCACAAAAAGAAAAAGAGGCTATTACTGGAATAGGCTTCGATGAGTTTAAAAGTGGTTATGCAGATTTACTTTCTGATTTGGATAGTACCAACGAGGATTTTGCCGATAATTTCGAGCAACATCTTCAAAAAGCCATATTTCAGTCTCTTCTTGCAAATAAATATAAAGAACAAATTCAAAGACTATATGATTCATGGGCTGAGTATGGAAAAGATGGGATAACTTCTGACGAGGCACAAGCACTTCGTAATATGCAACAGAATCTTACAAATAGCCTGCTTGCGGAACGTGATAAACTGATGCAAGATTTTGGCTGGCAATCAGATTCCACCCGTGAAGCTTCACAGAAGGGAATTGCTACGGCTTCGCAAGATTCGGTAGACGAGAACAACGGTCGGTTGGCTGTTATGCAAGGGCATACATACTCCATCAACGAAAATGCCAACCGTATGGCTAATGGCATTGACAGCCTTTTGAACTATGCCTCTTCCGGTATTTCATTAACTACGGATATAGAAAGAACGGCTAAAGCAATTGAAAGCCAAAGCAGGGATGCTCTTAACCACTTGGCAAACATTGATAACTATACGTCTAATCTTGTAGAAATGAGAGAATACATGTATGCCGTGAAAAACGGTATTGACACATTAAACACTAAAGGGTTAACACTTAAACGATGAAAGGACAACTTTATATAGACAATAAGAACATCTTTACTGAATTGGGTGTCGCCACTATGCAGGGTAATTACGGTGAATTGGTAGCGTTTTCACCCTCTAAAACCCCGGACAGCAACGATTGGCCGGAAGAGGATGGAAAAGAGTTCGACCTTTCGGAAATGCATCTTGACACGAAAGACGTCACGCTTGAATTCGGCTTCTTTTCGGAGTGGGGGTATAATGACTTCGTAGTCCTGTTGTCTGATATGGGCTACCATGATTTCAACTTTCCGCAGTTGGGACGTACATTTAGATTGAGGTTATCCTCGCAGAACAGTTTTGAGATGTATAGTAACACCGAACGTTCCAAGTTTACTTTTGTTAATGACTTTCCGCGTCCGTATGGTTATGTTTATCAAGAACCAGTGAATAGCATTCCGCTACCGAAAGGCTACGAGCTAGATAATATGGACTTGTCCGCTTATGGTGTGCTCGTTCTCAAAGGCAGTAATGCGGAGATATTCAAAACCCCGGTTGTGAAGAAGAACTTCTTGCGGAACTTCAAGTCTCGGGATGGCGCTGTCTACGACGGTGAATACGTGAAGTTCCAGACGAAAGATGTGAACCTTAAATGTTTAATGCGTGCACCGGACTTCGATACGTTTTGGCGGAACCGTGACGCTCTTTTGTATGACCTCACTAGGCTATCCACCAAGACCGATGCCGAAGGATACGAGTATAAAGACGCGGAGCGCATGTTTTATGTTGACGAATGGAATGAAAACTATCCATGTTATTACAAAAGCTGCAAAACTGACAGCTTTAATCCTATTGATGGTATATGGTGGGCGTTTACTCTAACTCTTGTATTTACCAGCTTTCGACTTGGAAATACCGAATATTTGCTTGCTTCGGAAGCAGGGGAGCTTATAGTAACCGAAGATGAAAAATATTTTATTGATTTAGGAGATTAGAATATGATTACTTTACATAACGGCAATGAAACAATCGAGCTTCTGACGGATGATAATAGTTATTCCTATGAAGCTGTAATGGGCGAAGATGCACTTACACTGTATTTCTCTTATCCGGGCTATCTGAATGTCCCTGTAGGTTCATGGTGTGAGTTCTACGGCAAGCGTTATTCCTTGAAGAAAGACAGCAATTTCAAGAAGAACGGAGAAAGGAACTACGACTATACGCTTATCCTTGAAACCTCGAAAGCCGATACGGAACTTTGGAAGATACGCAATACGGTAGACAACCGTATCAAGTTCCCTTATACCGCCAAACCTAAAGAACACCTCAAACTAATTGTCGATAATCTGAACAGGCGTTCTTCGGGCTGGGTAATCGGTGACTGTATAGATGGTACGGAAAAGCTGATTAACTACAACCATACCTATTGCTTGGACGGTTTAAGCCAACTGGCAGAAATTTATGAAACAGAATATCAGATTACGGAAGCTGTTATAGAGGGTGTGCATACAAAGACTGTACACCTAAAGAAAGTCGAATACAACAAGGATAATCCCCTTACTCTTTCTTATGGTAAAGGACATGGCTTTAAAACTGGTGTAGGACGGGAAAGCGGTGACATTCCGCCTGAAATTATCCTTGTAGAAACGACTGATAGAAACATAGATTATTCAAAATACGGTGCGAAAGAATTGCTGATGCCCAAATCACAGACCATTCGTTATGACGGTACGCACTTCGATGGAGAGGACGGTTTCAACGCTGCTATCTCCCGAACTTATAAGACTGACGAATACGGTACGGCCGTTATGCGTGCCGACCATGAGCTAACCACTGCCAAAGAGGATAGCCTGGATTGCACAGAGATTTACCCGTCACGCGTGGGAAAGGTTAGTGAGGTTAGAACAGTAGATACGAAGAAGCATTTCTATGATTTTTACGATAATGATATTCCCGATAACCTCAATTTTAAGGATTGTCTTATCGAGGGTGAGAAGATGACTGTTATCTTTCAGTCCGGCATGCTTTCCGGTAAAGAATTTGAAGTGAGGTACACCCATGTAGGGCGTAAATTCGAGATAATCCCGCAGGAGATAGACGGTATCACCATGCCGGACGGTGGCGTATGGATGCCGGAAGTTGGCGACAAATACGCAGTGTTCGGTATCCAGTTGCCCGAAGCCTATATCAGTGACAATGCTACAAGAACGGGCGCATCATGGGATGTGTTCCGGGAAGCCGTCAAGTATCTCTACGAACATGAAAACAAGATGTTCACTTTTACTGGTACATTGGATGGCATTTGGGCAAAGAAACGTTGGTTACAGGTTGGCGGTAAAATTGTATTGGGTGGTTTCGTGAACTTTACGGACAATCAGTTCCATCCCGAAGGCTCTCTTATCCGTATGGTAGGTATCAAACGGTTTGTAAATAACCCGTACAGCCCCGAAATAGAACTGTCCAACACTCCGGTAGGTACATCCGTTGCCAGTGAACTTAATAAGATAGAAACGAACGAGGTGCAGGTTGAGGAGAACCACAAGAAGGCACTTCAATTCACCAAGCGTTACTATCGTGATGCAAAGGAGACAATGGAAATGATTGCCGACAGCCTGCTAAACTTTTCCGGTGCAATCAACCCGATAACGGTTGCCACGATGCAGATGCTCGTTGGTGATGAAAGCCTCCAGTTCCGTTTCGTGAACTCCAAGACCGACCCGGTGGTAGTCAACCATGATATTAGTTATAATCCGAGTACAAAGGTTCTGAACGTTCCGGCAGGTATCATCCAGCACATGACATTAGGGATTAAGACCTTATCCAATGCTCATGCAGCCGGTGATTACAAGTATTGGGATATGGCGGAATACAATTCCCCCTCACTTGTCAATCCGGAAAAGAAATTCTATTTATATGCCAAGTGTAGTAAGGATAACCAATCAGGGATATTCCTTTTGAGTGAAACTGCTATTGCGTTGGAACAGATAGACGGATATTATCATCTGCTTGTCGGTATCCTTAACAGTGAGAATAACGAGGAGAGAAGCTTTGCCACTTTGTACGGATTTACGGAGATATTGCCCGGACGAATAACTACGGATAAGATAGTTTCTTCTGATGGTAAGACTTATTTTGATTTGGTAACGAATGAGATAGCCGGACGTATCAGGTTTTTGAATGGTCTTATTTCCGGTTTGGTCGGTATCGGTAATGACGATGGTATTAATGCCGGTATGTCCGGTGAGGGAAATTCCGGTTCTGATGTACGTATATGGGCTGGAGCCAATGAAACAAATAGGGGAAAAGCTCCTTTCAGGGTACTTCATGACGGTAAATTAATAGGTACTGATGTGGATTTATCAGGTATTATCCATCTCAATGCCGAATATCTTAAAATATCTAATGGTATTGATATTGATAGCGGAAGCCTTATTACAAAAAGCGCTCATTTAGTGTTGCCGGAAATTGAAGGTGATTATTCACGTGTAATTCGTTGGGTGGTACCCTTGTTTACAAGGGTTATTATACAAATACGGCTAGAAACAGCTAATTCCAGCGTGCTTATAGCTCCTAACGGTGATGCGTTGAATCCGGTTTCATCGCTTTCAATTAATGTAGGAATGGATTCCGGGGAAATAGTTGGCTTTAAAAAGAATGGTTATACTTATTGGAGTGTATTCAAACATATGCATGAGGAGTTGTAAACCTGCAAATAACAAACCTTTTACCAATTGTTCGTTATCTGCGATGTAAAAAAATGGCAAGTCTGTTTCTCTGAACTAATTTTGTGAAAAACAGAGAAATGGGTATGTTATTTAGAAAATTATCAATGTGGTTGCATAAACTGTGTGAAGATGCACGGAGCTTTGATAATAGACTTTTAAGAATAGTAGCATAGAATACACAAGCCTTTGAGCTAACGTACCCATACGTTGTGCTCAAGGCTTTTTTATTGATATAACATTATGCCGTTAATAAAGAAGAAAATATCAGAGTTGCCTCTTGCCGATAGCCTAAAGGGATTATATACCATTGGTTACAAAATCATAGATGGTATCAAGACCAGTGTAAAGGTTAGCTTGGAAGATATTCAGACCGCTTATCAGGATGTCGTTAATGCAATTAAAAAATCCGAGGAAGCGACCAGTAACGCAAATAATGCTGCTGTAACCGCCGAAGAAAAAGCCACCGCCGCTAATACAGCCGCCCTAAATGCCGAAAAGGTTGCCAACAATCCGACATACATCGGCAAAGACCACTATGTCTATGTGTATAACAAGGATACGGAAAGTTTCGACAAGACGGATATTTATTGCAAGGGTGAACCGGGAAGCTCTTTCCGTGTGGCTGGCGAATACGCCACCCTTGAAGCCTTGAAATCCGCTGTTCCCGATGGTTCGGCAGTTGACGGGTTCATGGCTGTAGGTACGGAAGCTCCTTATGATTACTACGCATGGGTGAACGGTGAATGGGTAAGTCAGGGGAAGATAGCGGGAGGAAATGTTATTGTTCTGCCGAGAGAAATACTTGACTTGACAGGTAGTTCCTCCTCGGAAGAGATATTTGCTACATTTGGCGGTATAGATAAATACAAGGATTTGCTTGAAAAATTGAGCGCAAATAATTACTTGGTGCAGATTGGAGAACCGTCATTAGGCTCACTAAGACATATCTATACTCTTGTAGAATATTCTGTCAAATTCGCTTCAAACAAACAATCGGGAGCGTTATCTTTAAATATCTACAACGAAGACCGGCAGTTAAGAAGATTACATTTCTATTTGGAGGATAACGGCACTACAGCCCGTTGTGGGGAGGCAAGTACTTTCCAACTCGTCAAAGACTCCGACGTCCTCACCAAGACCAACACTTCATCATTCACCCCTACGGGCGATTACCAGCCTGCAACGAAGAAGTATGTGGATAATATCGGTTATGGTAAGGTTATTAACGTTTCTGTGGGCACTTATCTTGTTACCAATAAAAACGAAAGAGACAGGGAAGCAATAGACCTTATAAACGCCATCTTTGGTTCGGTTGATAATCTGAAAGAAATAATCCAGGATATTATAGCGAACCACACCAAGTATTATTTTCACAGTTATAATAGCAAAGATAATTGTATTGAACTTAGTAGCATTTACTCTTTTCACAACCCTGAAACTGAAGAATATAACTTGCAATGCAATATCAGTTATTATACTAATAACGGTCCTGTTTCCAAGCGTATGGGATTTAAACTAATGCCCAATGATGAAGACTGTGTTGCTTCTATAGAAGATATACTCGTTTCCGACAACCTCACCACCCTCACCAAGAAAACCGCTGCCGAGTACGAGGCTATTGGCTCTAAGGATGCCAATACAGCATATTGTGTAACCGATTAAAACAACAATTATGAGTAACGAAAACAGTAATCTTAGAGTTGGCTCGGCTGGAGCTGGGCTGTTTGTGGGTAGTAGTCAAATCATGGCTGGGGGAGTAGCAAATTTACTAAAGGAGATTACCATTGCACCGGATTTTAATGCATCCAATACAACAAGCGTATTAGTTGCTAACCTTAGCAGCAAAGAGTTGACTTTAACAAGGAATGATGATGTTACTATCATTCCCAAACAGCACATCCAGTGGTATTCATACAGCGGAAACGCGCATGTAAAATTACAGTCCAATGAGGATATTTATATTTTAACAATACTTCATATGGGAGAGGCAACAAGCTATGATAAAAAAATAGGAACTAATCTTATTGACATAAATACGCCTATGAATATAGGATTTTATCCAGCCTTTATAATATTTGACAAAATATGATGAAACTAATCTTTTTAAACAGCCGGCTCGCCAAACTTATCCTATTTGGCAGCTACACAACTATAATGCTCTTCGGCTTCATCCTTACGAAGCTGAAAGAGTTGTCCGAAACGACTATCCGCCATGAACGGACACATCAGAAACAGTTCTTCGAGTGTATGGAGATAGCGGCTATCCCGTCCGTATTGCTGGCATTCCATGTCAGTGCGTGGTGGTTGCTCCTTATCCCGCTATTCTACTACATTCTTTATTTGGCAGAATGGTTTGTGAGCTTCGTGTATCACTTGTTCACAGACAACAAGATTGGGGACGGAGAGGTCAATAAAAACGCTTACCGTGCGAGCGCATTTGAAATGGAAGCCAAACTCAACCAGGATAATCCGAACTATCTGAAAGAACGTAAATGGGGTGCGTGGTTCCGCTATTACGGTAAGATATGAAAATCCCGTCCTACTCTCACGAGCAAAACGGAATGACAGTAGTTCGCTTATTTGATAAGAGACACAAAGATAGGAATAATTGACAAATAACGATAAGATGAAGAATAACATTATTACCCAAAGCATACCGGGTGGTTTCTCGGTAATAGCAAGCAGTTTTATTGCACAGTCATTGGAACACATGATACCGTGGCTGATAGTAACATTTTCAGTCGTTGTATGCGATTTGATGTTCGGGATAAGGAAATGCCTGCTATTGGGTGAAGAATTTCGGTTTTCAAGTGCTGTGCGCCGTACTATGGGTAAAATGGTGACATACTTTGCCTTTGTTTGTATGGTGGTGATGATAAATATTGCTTCCGGCAATAAATGGAATATTGATGTGTATTCATGCTTGTTTGTCTGCTTCATAGAGTTCTGCTCTATCATAAGCAATATCTTGAAGCCAAAGGGATATAATTTCAACTTACTGAAAGCGTTGGGATTGTTCGGAAAGAAAGTGCTCGATGTCGAGAAAGAAGATATGAGTGAAATAATAACTAAAGATAAGGAGTAACAAAATGAAAAAGAAACTGATTATCGCAGCGATTGTTATCGCTATCATCGTGGGAGTTATGCTTTACATGCACTACACACCGTTTTGGGTGAACTTGACTACTGTCGTATCATTCGGTGTCGGTGTTGTTGCCGGATGGGTGGCTCGTTTAGTTTATGACAAATATTTCAAGGAGGACGCGCAGAATGAAAGTATTGATTGACAACGGACACGGAAGTAACACTCCGGGCAAGTGTTCACCGGACGGAAGATTGAAAGAGTATGCGTATGCCCGTGAGATTGCCATACGTTTGGAAGCCGAATTGCGCAAACAAGGTGTTGACGCAGAACGTATCGTCAAAGAGGAAATAGACGTTCCCTTATCGGAGCGTTGCCGTAGGGCGAACGAATACAAGGCAAGTGACACAATCCTCGTATCTATCCACTGTAATGCAGCGGGAAGCGGCTCTGAATGGATGCAGGCACGTGGTTGGGAAGCGTGGACTTCGACAGGTCAGACGAAAGCCGATAAATTAGCTGATAGCTTATATGTGGCAGCCGAACGACTTTTGCCGGGTATGAAGATACGCAAGGATATGACGGATGGCGACCCTGATAAGGAAAGCGGGTTCTACATCTTGAAGCACACGAAGTGCCCGGCAGTCCTTACAGAGAACCTATTCCAAGACAATAAGGAAGATGTTGATTTCCTATTATCGGAAGAGGGGAAGCGGGCAATAGTGGACTTGCATGTGCAGGGAATTGTGAACTATTTGAATAACTCTAAAAAGTAAACATCATGGCAGCAGAAGTTTTATCATTTCAAAAAGAAGAAGGCAAAACAGCGTATTACGCAACGTTTGTCAGTGACGGTAATCCCGTTACCATACAGATAAAGAACAAGGGCGGAATGGTGACTGTATTTGCCAATATCGAGGGCATGAATCCTATCCCGCTTTCCCCAAATGCCAATCAAGCCTTAGGTCCTTCCAATGTGATATTTCGTCTTATTGGTATAGCGGCAGGTATGGAAATTACAATAAGAAGTGCTACGAAAGTGTCAGAAGCGAAAATGATTAAAGAGGGATAGCCTTATGAAACCAATCACTATCCTCAACATCAGCATTCCTATAATCGGCATTCCCGTAATCAGCATACTTACCATAGGGTTTCCCGGTGCTGGCGGGAATAAACCACACCCATTTCCTGACGGAGGGGCTTTATTATTAGCCAATGACGCCCCATTGTTGTTGACTAACGGAAAGCCGATATTGCTTACAAGTAAAAATAAATAGTAGTATGGAAGAGAAAACAGAAAAAGGACAACAAATTGGACAACTCCCCAAAAGAGACGTTTTGACGGGTAATGAGCAGTTTCCATTTCAAGAAGACAGAGAAAACGGTTCTATCACCCCTAACGCCCTAAAGAGTTTCATTAGTTCCGGTCTTGCGGATGACGAAGACCTTGTGTCTGTAGACAAAGGGGAAAACTTAAGTGTTTTAAAATTTGCCGACCGCCCTTTTAGTCCTGACAGATTCAGCGGCAAGGGGTATAAGATATTGCGTAGGAATATTGTTGGTGGAAAGAATATTCTTACCCAGGAAATGATAAATCAGCCTGATACTATATACGAAATCAGGTATGATTTTGATTTGGATGGCGCTGAGATAAGCATTCCTGAAGGGTGTATTCTAAAATTTAATGGGGGGCGTTTTTTAAATGCGTTGAATATCAAAGGGAATGTAGAAAACAAATACTTAATGCCGGAATGGTTTGGCGCGTCCAACGACGGTAAAACAGACAGCTCTGATGCATTTAATGCAATCGTGCGGATATGTCGCAGTATAAGATGTTCCAATAAGAAGACTTATCTGTTTACCAAAGACATAGATGCAAAGATTTTGAATGAATTGTCGATTGACATGAATATGTCTTCTTTCATAGATTTCCATATTGTCATAAACATGAATGATGGAATAAATGATTGGAGATCGGCATACTCTTCTATCGGGCTTTCAATCAAAGAAGGATTTATCATGTCTAAAGGCAGCGATACGAAATACCGTAATTGGCAAATTCCTGTCATAATCAGTGGGGTTCCTGTACATTTGGATAATATGAATATAAGGCGGGTTCCTTATATACTGGCATTGGCTGATAGATATATTGATGTCATGCGTTGGCATAATGTCATTTATTATTCATGGGAGGACACCTATTCAGATGTAACATACCGGCTTGATGCTATAAATGTGGTGTTAAGGGATGGTACTATATCCAAAATGAATGAGGGACAAGGGTTAGCGGGAGATGCTTGGATATTTAATTCGGTAAATGAATTTAGAGGGTATAATGAAAAAAAGACTTTTGATTATAAGTTAGGTACATTCAGAGAAGGACTGTATACTAACTTCATTAATTGCATTCAAAGCAATATAACATTAACTCAAAAAATCAAAGCTAATTTTACCGGCTGTCACTGGGAAATCAGCGGAGTTACAATTGAAGGTAGTGGAGGTCTCATTCAAGCCAACTTTATAGGCTGCTATTTTTATATGAATAGCAGGATATTAAGTGAAAATCAAGGCGTAACATATATTGGTTGTTATTTTAGAGGGTTATGGGATAAAGCCGGAGATATGACAATGCCTGAGTTTTTGAATAATACTGATATTGTGGATATGAATTGCGTATTTCTCAACTGTAGAATAGGGGGAACATTGGTTGATACAAATTGGTACAAAGCCTGTTATTATAATTATAATAGAACGACTTCATTAGGAATGCGTCAGTATATTATGGACGCTTTTAACAAAGGAAATATTGAATTAAGGGATACCGGTAACATTATTAATAATAGGGAAAATGGAAGTTATAAATATACAATATATCTGTTGTGTGGAGAAAATATACCTATTGCCAAACGTGTTCTTAATATAGATATTACTGATAGTGATAAAGAGAAAACGCCATATTTCTATATAAACCCAGGTAAGAACTATGGGTTTGAGGTATACAGAGAGTCACCTAACGGGAAAAAAGAAGTTGTTGTTGGATTCAGTTCGGTTAATGACGTTGAAACCTTATCGTTTCAGGATTTTTCAGACTGTGCGCTAATCGGTGAACATGATTCTACCTGGTCGAGCATGAAGACATCGGTATTGCTGTGGAAACCTGTAAAGGACGATATACCGGACAAAACTTTATACCCGCATTTCTTTTACAATCAGGGAGTCTTGGTCTCAACGAGTGGGAATTTAAAAAGTCCGCTTACTGATTTTCTCGCAATTCCATATTTAAATGTAGGAGTTACTTCACAACGTCCTGGCAATGCAGATAATGGTTTTCAATTTTTTGATGTGACCCTGCGTAAACCTATATGGTGGAACGGTTCTTCATGGGTAGATGCCAATGGAGCTACGGTATAGTGTTTTACTAATTATTTATGGTATGAAAAATAACATCTTAGGTGCGGTGGTCTGTCTATCCACCGCCATAGTATTCGGTGGCAGCACTGCACTGCTGATGCTCTTTATCAAGGAGAACAGCGACCGTTGCCACTACTATAACGGCAAGTGGAACAAAATAGACTTGCTGTATGGAGTTGCCGCAATATGTGCAGGTATGGTTGTAAATCATTATTTGTTGAGGTCATGAAAAATCTACCCTGGCTATTAGTTGTATTGCTGGCCATCGCTTGTGTGGCGGCGTGGTTCCGCCCGTTCGAGCCTTTGCCGGCAGAAATCCGCACCGAGACGAAGATACAGACGGTTATCAAACTTGATACGGTTCTTATCTCCGCACCGATAGCGGTCTTTTGGCAGATATTGCCGAATGACACAGTACGTATAGGTGATACCTTGCTTCACCGCAAACGGGTTGTGTATGAAGATAGTCTGTATCGTGCGGTGGTGAGTGGATATGTAGACCCGCGACTGGATAGTATGCAGGTCTTTCCTAAGACGGTTTATCAGACGGTAACGAATGACATCTATCATCCGGTTCCCATCAAACCGAAGAAGAAGCGTTGGGGATTAGGGTTGCAGGCTGGATATGGGTATCCGGGCGGCATGTACGTAGGCGCAGGAATAAGTTATAATCTATTTGTATGGTAAGAAAGAAATTAACGATGTAGAAGTTGGCTTGTAGCTGACACTCTTTCGGGGGCTTAGAGTAAAAAGAAGCCCCATTTCCCTTCACTGTCTGCAAACTTCAAGGGAATAACAACACGGCAGTATTGTTTTGGGGCTTTGTCCTTATAAACAAGACTTCTGTGTTTTTGTTTTCAGAACTTTTATGTTTTAAAGCAGAAATATGAAAATGAAGGAATTATATCAGACGGTAATGTCGGCGGTTTGCCGCCATACAGAAATAAGGGAGGTTGATATTTTAGGAAGCAACCGCGAAGAGTGTGTAGATGCCCGTTACATCTTAATCCATATTCTTGCTCTCTTTTTGACGGATGAAGAAATAGCCGGGCAGACTAAATTACCACGCCAATCAGTTAATCGGATACGGAATAGATTTGCAGCTAAAACGAACAAATGGAGTATCCGTAACAACCTGCACGAAATTAGTTCAGAACTAGCTCACAATCCGCTCACGTCTTCTATAATAGCACATTGATTATTCCGTTCTTTGTCATGCAGCCTTATCGGGTTGCCTTGAAACAGTTTAAATATTAAAGTTATGAGAATTAAAGGAATGAGCGGTGAGGAATATAATGTCACCGGACAAGGACAAGGTAATTACAACACGGTTGGGGCTTCTGCCGGCATTGCATCTTTTTTGGGGCTGAATGCAGGGAACATTCTTGGCGGTTGCGGTAATGTGAGAAATGGCGGTTGTGCAGGCCCGATAGAGGTTATCACTTCCGAAGACAAACCGGTAAGCCGATATGAGGCGGGAATGATGGATAAACTTGCTGCTAAGGATTCTGAAATATCCTTGTTGAAAGCCAACACCTACACAGACCAAAAGCTCGCGGATGTTTATGACCGCCTGCTGACAATTGTCAACAAGAACAAAGAAGACCAGAACGCAATCAATATGCAGCAGGCTGTATATAATGGCACCAATACCGCCACCTTAAGTTGCATGAAACAGCAGATTGCGGAATTGGCAGCCTTAAGCGAGCTTGTCGTTCCTCAACGTAAGGTTTGTGATACTGGATGTTGCGGTTGTAACAACTAACGCACAAGCTTATGTTTTCAAACGCTCAAAAATTGGCGGCTGTGCTCAATAAGTGGGCACAGCCTGCTATACAGGGATTACTTGGAGGACGGTTAGGGCAATTGCCGTTTATTGAAAATATAGATGCGAAAGTGCGTTCCACCGGTTGGGTCAGCCCAATGTGGAGCATTTCCAAAGAGATAGCTCCCGTACTGAACGGATTGTCCTCATCATTGATTGAACCTATGCTTGCAGGGTATCTGCAAGGAGTTCCGGATAACGCCATACCGGAACTGGCACATAAAGTCGTGGATGATGCTATAAAGAATGGGGGACTTTCGTTGTTTGAGGGAAAAATCGAGTTTGAGAAAGAAGATTTGGAAGAATTAAAATCGCTTCTTCGGTATAATCTGCCTATCCAGGACGTTCCTAATTCCTATGAAGTATTAACAGAAGAACCTATTTCGCAAGGTGAAGATGCGGAAGATAAATAATACAAAAAGACAATATCATGATTCAATTAACTCCAATTGCAATCGCTGCTACCAGCCAACAATACTTGGTTAATGTAGTGGAAAATCTGTGCCAGGCATATTGTGTCAATGCCGGAGCGCAACCCACCGGCTTGGTGAATTTTACAGTAGCCGACCAGTATACAGTAGGGACACAAACGATAGTAACCGTTAACGCGGCTTCCCTTGTTACTTATACTCCCAAAGGAAGTTGCCGTAGTGTTACCAAACAGTTCTTGGAACAGTTTAAGGTAGCATTTATCGGTACAGCCGGGGAAATCCCCTCAATCTCCATTACGCCACTTGTCACAAGGATTACGCCGGAAAATATAAAGTGCTGTAACCGTGCGTTTGGAGTAAGTCTTGCAACTCCGGTCACTATTTCCGCCACCTTTCCGGCTTGATTATCCGAACGCGCCAAAGAAAAAGGGGCGAAAAGATGTTCCGGTAAAAGGGGGAATAAAGAAGTATAAACCAGGGAGGACGAAAGCCCTCCCTTAAAAATATTATTATGAAGACAAAAGATGAAATGATAGAGCGCTATAATCTCCTTTATGAAAAGATGTCCGACAGCAAGAATCCCAAAAACATGAAGATTTTTGGCGAGGCCGAAAAATATATGTTCCGTGAGATAGCGGTGGCGCATCCGGATATGGCCGAGACGTGGCTTTCCCATCTGGAAGCAGTATGCTGGGATAACTACTTGTCAGAGAGAGAGGCCGGGAATATCAACAAGAGGACTGTCAATCAAGATGGCACGAAAGGTTTTCATTGGGGATATGAGATGTTCTGCAATGCCGTAAAAAGTCTTGGGGGACAAGTGGAGGACAAGCCGCATTACAATAGTTATGCCTTGTGGGTTACAGCCAACATGATTTATTCCGACCATGCGAAAAGTATATCCGAGGATATGGGGTATAAGACACCCCAGGAAGTGCCGGCCGATAAGATGGCCCTATCTTGTTATAGAAAGGCGGTGGAGAATCTGGAGGATGAAGACGAGGGGTTTCGTATCAGGAGATACTTTAAGCACCGGATGTACGATAACTCGCCTTTGTGAACTTGAAAGAAAGATAGACATGCTGATTCGGATGGTTGGAAAGCTTGATGGGCTGCGTGGGTTCGGTTCGAATGTTCTTGCAAATGTTGTCGGGGACCTTATGATAAGGCGATGATATGAAAGATAGGATAGACATATTGCTTGAAAAGGCAGATTTCACTTGTTACAGCGATTTCTGCCTAATATTCAGGGTACTTCAATGGAATGTTTTTTAGAACGTTTTGAGAAGGTACTTCATTGGGTTATACCCTTTGCCGTATTGGGTAGGGCATTAACTCTGTGTGTCTAATTCTTTCACGCCCTCCAACGCCCTATACAGTATGTATATGGTACTCATATTGTTTTTAAACAAATCTGTGCTCCCTTCTTCTACGTATTGTGCGTAATCAAACACCAGTTCGATAAGCTCTTCCCGTAATTCTTCGGGAGATATGCAGTCTTTGAATAATTCGTCTATTGCGCTAAGGTCGTATTGCTTCTTAGCAGGTATTGTATTTCTTTCCATGATGAATATTTGTTTAGTCTTTTAGTAAAAGCCCGCCCGGAATAGGTACGGGCAGGGCTTGGCAATAGGATTAGGCTGCTTTAGATTCTCTCACCATATTGGATATGATGTTGTATATCTTATCAAGGAAATGATTTCTCTCCGCTATTTCAAGTTTGGATTCGTCTCGTCTTGCTTTCTTGTAGTTCCGTATGGAGATATGGTATAGGTAATACAGCTGGTCATAAATCTTGTGCCATACGTCTTGCTGCCTTATATTCATGGCGGATGCGTATTTGTTTACCAGCTGCCGGATGTTGTCACGCATAGACAGCTGCGGCAATTCTTCCGAAGACATAGCCACTGACAATAAGAATTTCCCGTTTTCTTCCCGTTCTTTCTTTATTTCCGCAATCTCATTCTCTATATTCTCTATCCGTTTCTCGTATTCGAGGTTTATGTTCGCTTGCATTGCAAACATCTGTGCGGAAGAAAGATGCCGTTTCAATGCGTTTTCCATAGAGTTGAATGCTGCGATGTATTCCAATTTAAATTTTAGGGCTTTCTTACCAGTGAATCCCATTGCCAAAAGAGTGAACCCGTCTCGGTTCATTATAAATCGTCTTGCGGATTTCACCCCTCCATTGGGCTGTGGAACATCTTCTGTATATTCCACGAACATGTCCCGAACTTTTGCGTCACATTCATTATCAGCGTTTTGCAATAAATTATCTATTGCTCTTACTACATCGTTTGGCTCTTTGCCAAACTTTTCAGCAACCAAAATACTATTGGTTAACACTTGGTCATTTTGACCTTTAAAAACTAATTCATTTGCCATTTTTGTAACGTTTTATGGCATTGCAGAAAGAAGACGGTCTGCAATTAACCCGCCGTTACACATACCTAAGAGGCAGTTGGGAGGCTATTAACTCTCCACACGGGTTTGCAGACCGCTATAATATACAGCGTTAGCTTACAAACATAAAAAATGCCTGCTAATAGCAGACAACCGTCCGCCTCTTAATATGTGTAACGCTGCAAATATACCTCTAATTTCTATAACGCCAAATAAAAAACTTAATATTTTACTTTTCTACCCCATATCATCGCGTTATACAGCGAAGTAGCATACATCTTAACCTCTTCCTTGCTTTCAAGGAAATCAACCTTAGAGGCTGCTATCATAGCCTCTGCATAAATCTCTTTGTTTAAAATATTATTCTCTTTCATGTTATCTGCATTTAACTTTTGTAAGTCCATACTTAGCCAATCTTAGATATATTGTCCTCACACTCACATCCAACATTTCAGCCATTCTGCGGGGTGGTATCTTTTCTTCCTTGTACAACTTGGTAATGTTTTCTTCCGAAAGTGGGTCGACAAAAGGTTTCTTCGGTTCTGTTATCCCCATCCGTTTACGTGCTTTCGCTGCATATGCTTCATTCTGTTTGTCTTTTGTGACGTAAATAACAGTGGTCTTGTTAAGGCGTAGAGGGAATAGCCTTCTTTCCACTTCCTTGTGTTGTTCGGCAAGGCTTTCTACATCCCCGTTGACCGTAGTGTCAATCTTCTTGTATTTGTCCGGGATGCGGGAGTGTCTGTCTCTGATTATTCTGTCTGCTTTTCTCATGACTTCTCTTCATTGTCTGAAAACACTAAATTTTGTACTTCTTCTTCCCATATATCTCCCTCATTCCCTTCAAAGTCAAGATATACCGTATCTTTAGGGCTTGGATTGTTGAAACTAGAAAGCAGCCCTATTACCTGCATGGGTATGGAAAGTCTCTCTCCTTGTGGTGACGGGAGTTTTATTCTCACCCGGTCACCGATTTTTAATTCTGTTATATCCATTATTTTATTATACTAAATTTATGATACCACTTGTCCGCATGGCTGAACCATCCTATAATGAATGATTTACCGAAGAGAGTTATTTTGTATAGTTTACTCATATATTTTTGTTAACTAATTCACACCAACTATTATCGCTTTCCCAAAACCATTGATAGCCGCCAGCGTGTTTACGCTTTCCGGAACAGCAATTCCTGATATTACGGGCACAGATGCCGGTCTTTCGTTCCGCATCGTTAGAGGACTGGAAAACACCTTGTAACCGTCCGCTTTTTATAGCTACTACTTTCTTTGCATTGCAGCCCGCTATATTAGGGTTTCCCGTTCTCCCTAAGGCTAATCCTTTAATCATACTTTCCCTTTTATGCGAAGGGATGTAATCATCCCATTTCTTTCCCTTGTTATGAGGGATACCTCCTTTTAAAAACCGCCCGTTAATAGGGTTGCGGTTTAATCGCTGTGGAGGTATATATAATTCATTCATCTTTAAATTCAAGTTTTGGGTTACTGGTAGTCTCTGTGTTCCTTTTCTTTGTCTTAACCATTCTCCGATAAACATCATCAATCAATTGCTTAAGCTCATTGACGTAGCTTCCCATGCTCCAGCCTTCGAGTTGACACACCATTAAATCAAATTCTATTTCTTGTAGCAGCTTTACTTTAAACCTCTCGCGTGCAAAGACATTTACCCGTTGACGCACATCACGGTTAATCATCGGGTCATGCTTGGGTTCTTTGTTATTGGGGATGAATTTTTTCACGGGGTGATGGTTGTCTGCTATGTTGTTAACATGAACATTCAGAGATTTTACAAGAATTCTTACTCCTCCGTTTAAGACGCTTTTCCCGTTTGTGTAAAAGTCGTATCCGGTCAAAGGAGAACCAGTATGCTTGTCAATGGAGAAACCCTCAGGTGGTTTATCGTAGAGTTCCCAATTCATGTATTTACTCATGGTTGTTTTATTTCAATAACTCCGGGCTGTCGTAAATATTACCTACATATCTAATCCCGAACATATCTATCATTTGTCCTATTGGCTTATTTCCAAGATTTTGAGACAGAACTTCTAATAGCACAAAAGAACCGATTTTATCACTATACACTACTTCACATAGTACACCAGCGCATTCAACCAAATCATGCTCATATATTTCTCTATCATTGTATTTAACTCCCGTGAACTGACCAACAGTTTCAGCCCATACGTCATCGCACCGGCAGTCTTCCGGAGAATATATCTTTGCCTTGTCTGTGAGGATAAGTCCGTTTTCGTCCCTTCCGGCAGTATAGAAAAAAGAGAGAAATCCATATATCCATTTCCCCGTATCAGTGCTTTTTCCTCTGAATTTTATTTCACGTTTCATAATCAATACTTTTTCTCGTTTTTAATCAATCAGTTCAAATTCATAAACGAATACATAGGGATTGGATTCCCATGTACCTTTGCCGGAGACTTTATCTATGAGGGCGGCAAAGGCTTCACGAGGGGTATCAAAGTCGGTGCAGCCAATCGCTCGCCAATGTCCCAATCCACAGACGCAATATTTTTTTGTTCCATCATATTCATATTGGCGAGTGTTCAGTTCAACGCCCTCACGCAGGCAATCTTCATCGGAAATGTCTTGCAACCGTTCTATCTTGATGTTGGTAATACGGATGTGATGAAGCATGAGGTCAGCGCGGACAAACATTTTATTTTTCCAACCGGGTGCGAATTTAGTTTTAGTATAAAATCCTATTCCGTCCCTATCATTAAGTGCAATTTCGGGATTCATCCCTAAACTTTCATAACATTGTGCAATGGCAAAAACTCCACCAACCTTGTACTTCGGCTGAATAAACATTGGAACAAAGTCATTACAGTCCTTATCATATACAAGAATCTCAAAAAGGGGGCTAACATCATCTGATTCAGTAATCCTAAAACATCCAGCAGGATTTTCTTGATATGCTTTCGGACACTTAATGATTCTTCTTGTCTGCGTTTTCCGACCATCCAATACAGCCTGGGTTAGACTGTATTTATCATTGAACATTATCTTCTTCATTGTATCTTTTTTTTAACTCTTTCAAAACAATCTCCATACCTTCATCCAGTCCTTTCTTGTAACCGGATACATGCTCACCTATGTTGTAGACCAAGCATCCTACAACGATAAGAACAACTCCTACAGCCCTATGCCAATAGGGAAAGGATACACTGAACGGTGAGAATGCCAGTCGGAAGTGACCGATGAGTAATGCTGATATGATGAATATTGCAAGAAATAAAATAAGGTTTGCTTTCATAATCAATCCTCCACTTTTTCAAAGTGCACATCTTGTTTATCTTGTCTTTCAAAATACAAGCAATAATAATTACAGCATTCCGGTCTACCATTAAAGACGCATTTATCGCATCCGTATATAAAATCGCTATCTTTTTTCACGATAATTTTTTCTCCATTATATTCAAATACCTCTCCGATTTTTCTTTCTTGTTCCATAATCAAATCTCCTCTACTTTAAAAGATAATTTCTCAAGTTTCTCAATCTGCTTACGAAGAGAAGCGATTTTCCTAATCCTCATTTCTTCCGCCTTTTTCAACGCTTCGGATTTATCGGTGAATGCGTTTTCCCCTATACAGAAGTAAGAACATAAACCATCAATTACATATTCTCTATCTTCAAATCTACTTCTAATAATATCTGCTTCTATCTCTTTAATACCTTCTGTTAAGGCATACTTTGTTATAAATACTTTTGCCATAGTTGTAATCATTTATAAGGTTAAAGTGAATTAAGAGAGGCAGCGGACACGGGGCGAACCCAATCGTCACTGTCCTGAATGTTGTCGTATCTAAAACCGTCGCCCCAACTGAGAATAAAATTGCGTTTGTTTCCTTTTCTCGTAGAACACCAATACCAGTCATCTTTCACTGGTTGTTTTCCGCAGATAGCTAAGGCTGCATTCAGCATAACCTTATGTTCATACCCTAAGACACTCTCTTGTAGTGTAGGAATGCGCCAACTTAATCCACATAAGTCCAATGCTATGACTTTCTCAGCAATTTCGCTTCCGGATGCAGCCAATGCTTTGGTATTGCCTATTCCATCGGTATCCTTCATGCCTTCTTCTGTGGTTGGATATATCTTTCCTGTTTGTTCTTTCTCCCAATCAAGAAGAATATGGGTATCATTATCCATATCTTCCGGATAGAAGAATAAAGCATTGCCATCATGGATAATAACTGCACATTGTGCCTGTTCGTTTTCTTCATGCAGTCCCCAAAATTTAGGTTTTACAAAATTCTTATTGACGGTAAAGATGAATACACCATTACCTACATTTTCTTTTGTGTAAATTCCTTTGCTCATAATCATATAAGTTTTAATATTTCTCAAAATTTGGGATTTGTAAATAGAAAGAGTTTCGAGACATGGGAAGCCAACACTTTTGCTCCTCATTGCACGTATTCCAATTATCTTCCCCAAATTCATCATTTAATGCTTCCACTATCTTATAGGCTACATCTTTTACAAAACGAGTATTAAGTATCCTCTTGCCTTTAATAACGATTGTAGGTGTATAGAGTGAAATTTTATACTCCCCACCGTTTTCTATCGACCAGCTACCTTGTGCTACTGTAATGTGCGGATTGGTTTCATTCTTATACTCTTGTACTATACTTAGATAGCCATTAAAATAGTTGGCTATTAGTTCCGACTTATATACTTTTAGCCCCGTTGCTTTTTCTAAAAGTTTTCTAAGCCTATAAGCATCATTTACAACAGGGTCCATTCTCATATAAGTTTTAATGCTTCTTGTATCCCGGCTTCCAGTGCTTCCTCGTAAGATTTATAAGTTTTATCAACTTCTGTTCCAGAAAGAAAATCATAATCCTTTATATCGTAAAGTCGATAATACCATCGTCCATATTGATTAAAATAAACAGCTATATGAATAGAATGATTTTCACGCAGCCACTTTTGGGCGATATACAATGTTGGACACAAAAATTCAACTGGTTCGTCATCTATTTCCGTACAACACGACATACTTTGCGGAAGGTCATATTTTGTAATAACCTTATTGCAGCCTATTATGTGTTCACACTCCCAAACGAAACCTTTCTCTTTCAGCAGCTTCGCCGTCTCTAATGTTACAAGTTCTTCGGTCATAATTAACTTTTATTAAAGTGTTCAATCAGGTCGTTTACGGTAGCCTTGTGATAATATGATAAGTTAAAATCATTAGGCATCCCATAGAAATCCATTCCAGGTAAACTGCCATCAGAGCCATCCCGATATATACCCCAATCGTCCTTGCCATTAGTAAATAGTTGATTATCATCTGTATCATCTCTCAATGAAACGATAGCTAAGAAAAACTCCTCGTTGGTTCCACAATCAATTCTTCCTTTCTTGGTGACAGTATCTACATCATATACCACTCCATATAAATTACCATAAGACGTTATTATAGCCTTTCCCTCTTCGATACTTTTATGACTTCCCTTGCCGTCATAATTATGTGCATCTAAAGTTGTATCACCAGAATTAAGGATTTCATATCCCAACTCTTCCAGTTTCTTTCTAAGTTCCTTTGTATTTTTGCGTATAAAACACGGTGTTGT